ACTAAATTCCTGCATATGGTATATTGATACCCCCCCTATAACTACATCTGGTATGAAATGGCAAAAGTAAATACAAATGTTGTTGAGTTGCGTTTGCGTGAAGCCAATTTATCGCACTGGCTTAAAGACTTGTCTTTGTGGGACAAGGAAAAGTTTGCGGGAGAGGTTAGGCAAGCAATGCTTGAAGCGTATGGTGTGGACGTTGAGTTTGACCAACACATAATTACTTTGATTGCCGACCAGATGGATACTTACGTTAAAGCAACCAATGCTATTTTGACCGAAGGTTTGGTGGAGTTGGCAAACAACGGTGCGCGGATGGCTAACCCTAATCAAAAAATTCGGGACTCGGCTTTGGCAAGATTCATGCAACTTTTAACTATGCTTGGCTTAGTTCCTAGCGGCAGACCAAAAAGGTCTAATACGCCAACTGAGATAGACGAACTGTTAGAAGGACCAAAGTTCGCATGAAATGGGAAGATGGAGTTCATTACGCAAGAGAGGTTTCTCTAGGTAATATAGATGTATGCAAAGATGTTCAACTTGCCTGTCAGAGATTTCTTAATCATTTAGAAAATAAAGAATGGCGGTGGGAATTTAATCCTAAACCTGTTGAACATGTCCTTAACTTTGTAGGAAAAACTAAACATGTAAAAGGCAAGATGGCAGGAAAGCCAATGGTTTTAATGCCGTTTCAAATTTTGCTTATTTGCGCGATATACGGATTTAGGGATAAAAAAAACCCAACTATCAGAATGGTGCAGGATGTTTTATTGTTTATTCCTAGAAAATCATCTAAGTCTACTTTGATTTCTATTATTTCACTTTATGAACTACAGTTTGGTGAAGCAGGACCGGAGGTGTATTGCACTGCGGTAAACAAAGAACAGGCTAGTATTGTATTTGAAGTTGCTAAAGGTATGATTGAAGGTATGCCGCCACAATTGTCGGCACAGTATTCTGTTTATAGGTATGACATCAAAAAATCAACTGACAATCAAAGTAAATTTATGGCGTTAAGTCGGGAAAGTAAAAAAACTGGTGACGGTAAAAATCCATCTGTTTCAATTATTGACGAAGCCGCACAAATCACGGAAAGAAACTCTATTGAGGTTATTCATTCTGGAATGGTGGCTCGATCTAATCCATTGCGTATTTACATTACCACCGCGTCATTTACTAAAGAGACTTTGTTTTTTGAGAACTATCAATACCTAAAATCTATACTTACTGGTAAAGCCGAAGATAACCCAAGGTGGTTTGGATTACTTTACGGGTTAGACGAAGGTGACGATTGGAAAAACCCTTCTACATGGAAGAAAGTTAATCCCATGTATGGCATTTCGGTAAACGAGGAAGCCATTGCACAAAAGGTAATGGAAGCGCAGTCTAAACCATCGTCTATAAATGAACTTCTCTGCAAGACGTTTAATGTTTGGGTATCTGCTAACTCTGCGTGGATAGAAACCAGACATTGGGAAGAATCATCTAAAGTTAAACCTGATGCACCAGAAGCTACCTTTATTGCATTTGATTTGGCGGCTACCCGCGACCTTAACGCTGTTTGCACTTTACACAGATATAGCGAAGAAAAATATCATGCAGAATTTAAATTCTTTTTACCTGAAGATAGTTTAGATTTTATACCTAGTCATTATAAACCAATCTTTTCACAAGCTGTAAATCGAGGAACTTTGAAACTTACCGAAGGTAACGTAACTGACTACACTGAAATAGAAAGTTATATAAAAGATCAAACTGTTAAATACGAAGCTAAAGAGATTGGGTTTGATGCGTGGAACGCGGCGGCATTAGTAAGTAAGTTATATGAAAACGGTATGCCAGTTAAAAAGATTGGTCAGGGGATGGCGGTTTTAAATAATCCATCTAAACACGTAGAAAAGTTAATACTAAGTCATGCTATTTCACATGACCATGATCCGTTTGTTTTATGGCAACTAGGTAACTGCGAAGTATATGAAGATGTAAACGGTAATAAGAAAGTAAGAAAAAATAGTGCAGACCCATCAGCAAAAGTTGACGGTATCATTGCTATGATTATGGCTTTCCATTGCGCGTTAGATAATCCTATGGTAAATAGTAGTTATGGATTCAGAAGTTTTTGATATAGAATCGGTAAAAATTGAGAGGTTATCATGGGTATATTAGACATTTTCAAACGTAAATCCAATGTTCAAAACGAAGCAAATACTGTTTTAGGACAGTTACAACTTGGTAATCAAGTTATTGCTAACATTGGTAGCAAGCAAGTTCCATCTACTCAATTACTCTATGTAACCACTGGTAGTTCTACTGTTGCAGGTCGAACTGTAGATATTACGTTACTGACTCGCAATTCAACAGTAATGGCTTGCGTAGGCACTAAAGCTAGAACTCTCGCGCAATTACCCATAAGCATTATGTGCAAGATGGATGATGGAACTTTTACTGATGCTTTAAAGTCTACTGATACGTCTAGCAGAGATAAAGCCAAAGCTAAACAAGTTCTTAACTTATTGACTAATCCTAATAACTTTCAATCTACTTACGAGTTTTGGTATCAGTGGTGCATGTGGCAAGATATATCTGGCGAGACATTTACTCTTTGGTGGAGAAAAGACCAGAAAGACGCAAGTCAGACTCCGGTTGAAATGTATAACTTGGACTCAACTCTTATAACAGTTCAGTTGACTCCTGCCAGATACCCGTCTTATAGACTTTCTACTTCTTCGTTTGGATTTAACAAAGAAGAACCACTTGCGGCACATCAAGTTATGCACGTTAAAGAAGCCGCGTGGCAGGGTTCATCTGGTTTTAACAAAGGTATTCTTGCGGCTGAATTAGTAGCGTTAGATCAGGATATAGACGTTTATGCTAACTTTATTATGCAAAACGGTGCAAAGCCGTCTGGTATTTTTACTACCGAACAGGTAATACCTGATGCTAAATACAAAGAAGTAGCGGCTCGATTAAAAGAAGCGTGGAACGCTATGACTGGCTCTAGAAATGTAGACCCGTCAAAAGCAGGTCAAGGAATGTTATTAGATCAGGGTATGAAATACACTCCAATCAATATGCTTACCCTGCAAGACGCTGATGCGGCGGCATTAAAGACAATGACCATGAAACGTATTTGTGGACTGTTTGGAATTCATCCGGCGATGATAGGCATTGAGGATGGAAAGTTTAATAACACTCAAACCATGCTAGATGAGTTTTATAAAACAACTATGTATCCAATGGTTATAAGTGTAGAACAAAAATTAAATCAACATTTGTTAAAAGGTTATCCTAATCTCTGTGTAAGATTTGATACTAAAGATTTCTTAAAAGGTGCGGCACTAGATCAAATGAATTTTGCAGTGCAAGGTGTAAATAATGGTATCATTACACCAAATGAAGCAAGAGAGTATCTCAACATCGAAAAAATAGACGGTGCTGACGAGTTAAAACAAGACAGTAAACCGACTGAACCTATGCAAGGTCAGTCTCCACAAGATACGGGTGGCGGTGGTGGTAGTCAAACACGTAAGATGAATATAGGTAAAACATGAAGCCTATAACTAAGGCTGTTTTAGCTTTGACTTCACAAATTCGGAAAGTTAGTGTTAAACTACCGAAAAAGCGCATTAACCCCGACAAAATACAAGACGATAATCAATCTATCCATTATGGGGTAATTAATGAAAAACTACACTCTAATTTGCGAAGCACAAGTTAAATTAGGTATTGACGCTGATGAAAGCGTATCTCCTACAGGCATGATAGAAGCTGTTGTTACCTCATGGGGTGCGCGTGAAGGTGGCGATGGTCGTAGGTTTAACTATCAACCTGAAGGTTTCGCGCAATGGGCGGATGAGTTTTCAAAAGGTGATAAACCTTTACCCATGTTTTTAAATCATAACGATATGGGTATGCCTGTTGGTCAATGGGATGAATTTAAGTTTACCAAGACAGGTATGGAAGCCAAAGGCAAGTTGTATATGAATACCGTAGGCGGTTCTGACTTGCATGAAATTTTAAAGAGTTCTCCTAAAATGTTTGGCGGCGTATCTGTAGGCGCGTATGCAGATGAAGCGCATATGGTAGACGAAGCAGGTATGCCTATGGATGATGACTCAGAAGAAGAAGGATACTTTCAGATTACTAAAGGTGGATTGAGAGAAGTCTCAGTAGTAATGTATCCAAACAATCCAAATGCTGAAATTCAGCGATTAGAATTTTTTAGACCGGATGGCTCGGCTAATTTAAAGATTTTGGAACAGGCTTTGCGGGATGCAGGTCTGTGCAAAAAGGATGCGGTCACTTCCGTATCCATTCTCAAGAAGGCACTGGACAAACGGGATGTAACTCCAGAGTTGATTGAAAAAACGGACGCTAAGAGTGATTCTGATGCGGATGTGACCGAAGCAAAAATTCTTGAAGCATTAGAAGCCAGAGAGTTGATGCAATTTCTAAATAAACGTATTTAAAGGAAATATCATGATTGAAAAAATTACCGAAAAACTAGACCTTATTGAAGCCAATCAACAAGTTAAAATTTCTGAAGCAATTGAAGCAGTAAAAGTAGAATTAACAGAACAAATTAGCGCACTGGAAGCAAAACTTTCAGAAGTGCAAGCACCTGCCGTTATCAAGACTTACAAGACTCTTGGTCAAGAAATTAATCGTTCTGTTAAAGAACAAATCCGCGATTTTTACAAATCTGAAGGTCGCAAACCAAAAGAAATTAAATTGTTTGAGTCTATAGATCAACATGACGCTTATGTGCAAGAAAGTTCTTTGCTTGGCAACCCTGCCGGTTATGGTTCTGGTTACAATGTTGGCGGTCGCACTGGCTATGACCCTGTGTTTGTGGCTTTGCGTCAAACCAATCCATTGCGCGGTGTTAGTCGCACTGTTGCTACTGATGGTTCTGCCTATCAGCTAAGACAAAAAAAGGGCAACGCTGGCGCGGCTTGGGGATATGCAATTCAGAACAATGGCGGCGCTACGACTCAAGACACTTTAATTTGGCAACTAATTTTACGTGACTTGAACTGCCAATTTCCTGTTCGGACTGCTACGCTTGATGACATTGATGGTTTGGAAGGTAACATTGTTTCCGACATGCTTGCCGAATTTGGTCAGGCAGAGGGACAATCAATGATTTTAAATAATGACCAAACCGATTCACCTGCTACGTACGGTGGAACAAATGGTCTGCGTGGTTTAAATCAATACGGCTACACTAGCGCGTTTTCGGGAGGTGTTTTGCATGGCGTAACGCTTGGTAATAGCGGAGTTGCAACTAACAATGGATTGTCGGTAATTGCCACTTATGACCAATTAACCACTAACGGCAATTCAGCAACAACTAATAACATCACGTATAAAGACGTTATTAATTTGATTTACAGTTTGCCAAATCAATACTGGACTGACTCCGCTAAATTTTTAATTAACCCTATTGAATTGCAAGCAATTCGTGGTTTAGTTGATGATAATGGTAGACCTATCTATGTTGACGGTTTGGCACGTGCTGATGGCATTGTTGGTCAATTGCTTGGGTTTGATGTTGTTGTAAATAAATATTGCGATACACCAAATTATGCCGGTGTAGACAAAAATAACCTATATCCAATTTTCTTTGGAGATTTTGCACGTGGTCACGTTATTATTGATCGGCTAAACATGGTATTACGGCGTTACGATCAAACACAACCCGGATTTATTACTTTTTACGGGGAAAAACGTGTGGCATCAAGTATTGTTGATGCTAATGCAATTGTTGCATATCGTTCAACATACAACGCGAACGATTAAAGGACGGGGGGTTACTCCCCCCACCTTTTTAACTTAATTTAGGATTTAATATGAGTCTAATTCTTGAAGCAGTAAAGACTGCACTGGTTGAAGGTAAATCAACTGTTAATTTGCGCGAAGCGTCTGCATTGACTGGTTCAGGTTCAGGAATAGGCGGTCAAGTAAATTATGACGATTCTTTTGCCGCATTGCGGATGGCTAATCCTATTCGTAAAGCAGGTTCTAGAATAATTAACACAAATGATTCTGATGTTCAGTTTGTAGCTAAAACTGGAAACATTACAAACATTCAAAATGGGGCAATAGTAACTGCATCCATAACTTCATCAATAATGACAGTAACAGCAGTAGCAAGTGGAGTTTTAAGAGTTGGTCAAACACTTTCAGGTTCAGGAGTTAATGCAGGAACTTATATATCTTCTTTAGGCACTGGCACAGGTGCAACAGGAACATATAATGTTGTAGGTGATAACACAGCGACATCAACAACAATTACTGCTACAGGAAATCCGTGGGGATATTATCCTATCAATAACAATAATGCAGTAACAGGACTAAATACTTCTATATGGCAATTGCCTGTAAGGGCAATTCAAGCAACTGTTCCGGTTCGTAATGCTTTTTTAGATGATGTAAATAATATTGCAGAATCTATTGTTATGGACATTGCCCTTGAGATGGCGCAACAAGAAGCACTTTCTATGATGTTTAATAACGACCAATCTGGTTCTACTACTGGATACTACGGCGCTACTATTGGTCTGAGAGGATTAAATAGTTACGCATCTTCTACTTCTGCGGCGGCTTTTGGTTCTAGTGGTATTAATATTAATAATGGTCTACATACTATTTTAGGTGTAGCGGCTGAATCGGCTAGTGCAATTTCTTACAACGATATAGCTAATCTTGCAGGTATTTTACCTGCACAGTATTGGGCTGACCCATCTACTTGTTGGATGATGCACCCAACTACAATTAGAAATTTACGAGAATTAACTGGAGGAACTACTGGTTTGCCTGTATTTTTAGAAGTAGGTGATGTAGATGGCGGTTCTGTAACTAGAATTTTTGGTTTCCCTGTTATTGCAAATCCATACATGAGTACCGCAGGTGCTAACAACATTCCAATTTATTTAGCCGCATGGAATCAATTTGTTACTATTGCAGACAATGAATTAATGAGTATTAAACAGTTTGAACAAACAAGTCCAGGCTTTGTAACAATGTTTGCGGAAAAAAGAGTTTGTAGCACCGTAAGGGACCCATTTGCTGGTGTTCGGTTAGTTAATCCTGCATCGTAAGGAAATAAATGCCAAGTCTTTTAACTGCGTCATTAGCAAACGGAAATACTAGAAATCCGTTTAGCTATGCAAGTTTTGAACAGGTATCAAGAGATCAAGCTACCGAGTGGCTTACTTTGTCTGAAATTACTAATCAGTTAAATTTGTTTCAAGACGAAAGCCAAGACGAATATCTGTCTAGTTTAGAATTGGCTACTAGATTTGCAATAGAAGATTATTTGGGGTTTGCTATATTTCCAGTTCAGTATCGTGTTTACTACGGTAATACTGGTCTTTTTTCAACTGCTATATTTTTAGATTTGCCTGAAGTATCTGCGGGTAAAACAGGCGTAACAATTAACTCAGTATCTTATTACACTAATGACCCAAACCCAGTTGTTACAGCGTTACCAACAAGTGCATACTATTATGATCCTACAGGCAATCGTGTGGTTGTCACAAGTATACCTGATACGATTTCTGTAAACATAGCTAATCCAATACAAGTTTTATACACGGTTAATGCCAATCCTATTGGTCAGTATCCAGTAATCAAACAGGCAGGATTATTACTATTAACACACTTATACAATCAAAGATCAAACACTACAGAAGTAAGATTGAATACTATACCTTTTGGCGTGGATACTTTGTTAAGACCCTACAAACCTTTGGTAATGTAATGGCTATTTTAAGAAGTGAAAATGTAACAGTTAATTCCGTAGTTAATTCGGTTAATAGTTTAGGTGAATACACTACAACTATTATTCCAGAGTTTACATCAAGAGCAATTGTTGCAGATGTAGCAAACAGTTTAAGAATTTCAGAAAGATATAGGGTGTATCAGGATTTAGTTAATTTAACTTTTAACTATACGCCTAATTTAAAGAATATTGTTGATAATCAAAATTTGTTTAGTATTACGTGGCGTGGATTTGATTGGCGTATTACAGATGTTCGAGAGTCAAATGATAGAATGAGAGTTACTCTACTATGTTACAGAAATGACCCAACAACACCTGTATGACACAGCAAAATCCTTATTTATATGCGGAAGCAATCCAGTATCAACTTGCGGACATAGTTGACCCTGTTCCTGTTTACGCAAACTTTAATAGAAACTATGCTACACAAACTAAGTTTTTAACATGGCAATTAAGAAATGTGCATCAACCAGTTTACACAGGTCCGAATCAAAACAACAAAGGTATAGATACTCCTACCTTTCAGATAAGTGTTTTTAGTCAGACAATGGGTGACGCATTTAATTTAAGTAATGATATACTACAGGCGTTACACGGTTATTCAGGTTTGTTTGGTGGTGTAGATGGTTTTTACATTTCCAAAGCAGATGTTAGTTGGTTATACAATACATATGATAATGAATTGGGTTTAAATCAAATAATACTTGATTGTGAACTGCAAATTCCGACATAAGAAAATTAACTCTTAAAAAGGATTAAATTATGGCACTTCCAAGTAAAGTTTTACCCGGCTTTAGCGCGGCAATGTATGCACAAACAGGCGCAACTCCTACACCTTTGACATTGGCAGGTTTGTCAACATTAGGTAGCGTTCAAGCCATTGCTACGTCTAATTATTTGATGAACATCGAAGCAGTCCCTGCATTTGGTCAAGATGATGCAGTAGCGTCTTTTGGCGTAGCAGGTAGTCGGCAATCGGACAAGATTCCAACGCAGTCCGCACCCACTTCAATGACTATTACTTCAGCATGGAATCCATCTGATACAGTTATCACTCAAGTTCGCACAGATGCTTATTCTGGCATCACCGAAAGAACTTATGTAATTACTGCTACTGATGGCGTAGGCACTGTCTATTACGCTTTTAACGCACGTGTAAGCGAATTTAAAATAGATTCTGCACCCGGTGCTGAAGCGAAGGCTACGTTCACAATTCATCCTCGTGGAAATATGTATGGTTGGTCTAACACTGCTTAAAAGGAATTAATTATGGCACTCCCAAATAAAGTATTACCTGGCTTTTCGGCTTCGATGTGGATGCAGACAAGTTCTACACCTACTCCATTAACGGTAGCAAACTTATCGGTTTGGACAGCGCAAGTTACTACAATTGTAGGCACTTCAGCTAACGGAACCGGCGGGTCAGGCACCCAACTTAACGTGGAAGCTGTCCCTGCGTTTGGTCAAGACGATGCTGTAGCATCTTTTGGTGTGGCGGGTTCGCGTCAGTCCGATAAGATTCCAACTCAATCTGCACCAACGTCTATGACAATTACTGCGGCTTGGAATCCATCAGACGCGGCATTGTTATTGATTCGTGGTGACGCTTACAGCGGTGTTATTGACCGCACCTTTGTGGTTGCCGCTGTAGAGGGTTCTAACACCGTTGCATACGCTTTTAACGCACGTGTAGGCGAGTTTAAGATTGATGCCGCACCCGGCGCTGAAGCCAAATGCACGTTTACCATTCATCCTCGTGGCAATCAATACGGATGGAGTAATAACACATGACCTTAGACGAAGCCGTAGAAATACTAAGCACTACCTATCAACCCCTAGACTTAATTGCTAGGGGTTTGGTAGTTGACCCTACAGAAGTTAGTGAAGCACTTGCAAATGCTGAAGAAGATACAGTAGAGAAATTTGTTTTAACTATATTAGCAAAATATAACCCACAAGAGATTACAAATGGCAACAATACAGAACAGCAACGACCTGCTGAGTTTTCTAATCAGTCAGTCGAATAGCGGTGTAAAAAATTGGTTTAATTTTCACGAGCAAAAGATAACAGGTATTAATTTAGTTCATGAGATCGCAAGAAATCATGCAGACACAATGACACCTGAAGAAGTAGTAGATTACGTTATAAAACTAAACAATATTATTTACAATAGAATGATAAAAGGTGACTAAATGAGTTTCTCTAAGAAACTAGGTTCTTCGTATGACAAAGTTAAAGACCAAGCAAAACTTAAGACAATAAGTATTAATTTAGGTGATGTGCAGTTTGATCTTAAAGTTAGGATTCCACTTAAAAAAGAAATGGAAGCATTAACTGAAAGAATAAACAATCCTGATAAAGATAGAATTGATATTATTTTTAAAAGGTTAGCAGAACCAATTAAAAAGATAGTAGAAGATAGTGGTGATGAATTTTTGAGTGTAGTTAATTCAGAAAAGCAAACTATTACTATTACAGATGATGATGTTGTTTTAGATGGTTCTTCAGTTAGACAGGCGGCTACTTTAACAGCAATGTGGGAAATTAAAGTAGAAGAATATTTCCATCTGCTAGAGTCTGAAACTGGAATTCCTGTTAATGAGACTTTTGAACAAATAAGTGAAGAATTACCAGATATTGCAATTAAAGAAATTTTAGAAGTAATAGAAACTTCTATTAAACCTGATTACAAAACAGCAAAAAAAAACTAAGAAGATCACTCCGTAGCCAAGTTACTGCGGCTATGGTTTTTAACGGTCATACAGAACAATATATTAACTCTCTCGATGAAGAAACATTTACGGAGATTCAGGTTATGTATGCTGATGGGATGCTTGGAAATAAAGGTATATTTGATGCGTTAGCACCCATCACGACCGCTGTATTCAATTACATGCGCGGTGCAAATCAATCTGCATATAAACAAGAACAAATCTTTCCTTGGGTTAATGAATACTCTATTAATCCAGATTTTGAACCTAAACCTGAAGAAGCCGTTAATACAAGTTTATTGGTATACTTAAGTCAGGCGCAAGGATTCAAAAAGGAATATTTTAAAAATGGCAGTTGAAAGCAAATTTTCTATAGATGGTTTTCCAGAGTTGTTTAAAGCAATGGAAGAACTTAAAGAAGAAATAGGCAAAGGTAAAACAGATAGAATCTGGCGTAAATGTTTAGGTTACGCTTTTGAACCTGTTTTAGAAGATTCTAAATCTTTCGCGCCAGAAGATACTGGACAGTTAGAAAAACATATTTATTTAAAAGTTCAAAGACCACAAGCAAGAGATAAATCTTCTGCCAGTTATCGTGGTGAAATATACATGGCTAGAGTTAGTGTAAGTCCAAAACGTGATGATGCAACATTACATACTGTTATTAATAAACGTGGAAAAGAACAAAGAGTTTGGCGCGGGTTACGACCGGTAGGTGTTTCTCAAGAATTTGGTAATGCTAGAACTTCACCACATCCTTTTATGCGACCTGCTT